TATAGAATAAACAGATAGTAATGTATAAATTATAAGGGTATTAGATCAGAGCTCCCTACCTCCCTACCAAAAAACTTCCATATAAGAGAGAAAAAACATTATATGGCCGGGAAATAATAGGGGAAATAGTTGCATATATGAGATATTCTTCTTATATTTATGTATAAAATAAAGGTTATGATAGGTAAACTAAAGAAGTTATTCCAGAAATATACAAAGGAGATAGATATAATAACCTCCTTTATGTTTATAGCTCTTATATTCTTTCTACTATATATAGGCCTATGGACGTTCTGTCCTTGTCCGTAATCAGAGCTATCTATGGGACTGGAATTATGAATTAATTCTGCCGTACATATGCTATCAATCTGATATAACACTGCCAGTATAGTTCCCTATACGGTACCTCTATGGCTATGTTTGCCCATACCTATCTTCCTCTCCCTCTTAGTTTTTTGACTATAGGTTTATATATATTTATATATAGATATATTATTATTTAATATTTATTCCTCTATCTATATATCTTATAGCCGTTATACTGGGATTATCTATAGTGTTTACGACTATAGGGCTAATACTACAGAAAAAAATTTTAGAAAAAATTTTCTCATATAGGGGGTTTTTGCTATTTATTATAGATGAAGAAGATAGACCCAACTACATTATTTTCATTATTCGAAACCGGTGATGAGCAGGTTTATGAGGAGAATAACGTCTCAGATGTATTAAAGAATCCTTACGTATTAATGGGTATGGTAGTAAAAGGGATTGAAAACTTTTTTGTGTTAGATCAAATATACCTTAAGAATAATAAAGAACAGTACGAACCCGTCAGAGAGAGTACTAAATATAAGTATTTTAATAAGCTATACGGTTACTTAAAGAGGATAGACTATAATAAGTTTGAATCTAAATATACTATCACTAATAGTTATGATAGTCCATCAGTAAATAATGCATTACATGTTCTTTTAAAGTATTTTGAAACGTTAGAAGAGTACGAAAAATGCGCTATAGTAAAAAAATATATAGATTTACTATACGAATACCCAAATAAAACTTTATCAAAACTCGTATGACGTTAATCAAAGTAGTATGTTTACTAGTACTATTTTTCTTCATAATGAACCGTTGGTTTAAATATTTAGATAAATAATGAAAATAGATAAGGTTGTAATAGCAGGTTGTAGTTGGATGGGATATCCATGGGAATGGGAGAATAAACACCGAAAAACATATAATCCTTCGATACCAGAACGTCATGATAATAGAGATATCATGGATGAGTACGGATTTGGCCGTATTCTCACTAATAAACTCAATACTTTTTACGATAATATATCAGAAATTGGTCATAGCAATGAAAAGCAGATCAATATGCTTCATAATTTAGTAGAGAATAATAGAGAAAACAAAAAATTATTAGTTATTTTCGGTATAACACAGCTGTCCAGGTTTGAGATATGGGCCAACAACCACAATATTCATGAAAATACAGTAACTTTTAAGTGGCATAGTGATTTTTCAGAAAGGTATAGCTCGTTAAGAAGGGGTAATTTCACAAAAAAAGAGTTACAAGAGTTTATCAAGTTAGGAAATCGTATATATTTCGATCATAATTGGATGAGCAGTAGGGTTATGCGACAGTTTGACTTACTAAATGGGTATCTTAACAGTAAAGGACATGAGTTTTTACTATTTGACTCGTTTTCCGAGTTAATTTTTGATGAAAAACCGTATATGTTTAAGTTTCCTAATGATGGATACCAGTGGATGAGGTATATCTACAGTTATGACAAGGATTATCGTGTAGGAACTCATCCAAGTCACCATGATCATAAGATTTTAGCAGATTTATTAAGTGACTACTTGGAGAAAAAGTACGAATTTGCAAAAATATCCGAAAGAATTATATAAAACAGTTGGAATTCTGCTAAATTCTTCTTATATTAAGGTATATTAAAAAAACGGTTATGACTTATCAAGAAAAAGTAAAGAAATCAAAGAATATCTTAAAGAAAATCAAAAAACTAAAAGACAATGAAGAGCTTATAGTTACTTTCGGTACAGATAGAGAGGGTAATCCTAAGGAATATAAGATATCAGCTAGAGAATGGACTAGAGAAACGTCTTATGCTATACATGTAAATGAGTTGTTCGGTCAAGGTATGAATGTACATAAGATTACTGGTACACAAATGAAGTGTTATACGTTTGATATGATGGCTAATAAAACTACTTATAACTTTCCATTGTGGTTATTTAAAATAATCTAACCAAAGTCACTTATATGTTACCCCAGCACATACAATCTCAGTTATACGACCTTATCTCCCATAGATTCAATACCGTAGAAATAGATAGATACTCTATGGAGAAATCAGATTGGAACCTTAACGTACCACATAAGTTTTCTTTTATAATGTCCGTACGTAAGGATTATCCGTTTAAGGTAATGGTATCGGAGATAATGAAAACCGATTATGCACATGAAGCCTTCTGGTTATGTAAGAGAATAGAGGATGTAGTTAATGAAAATATAAAGAATGAATAGATATATAAATTTTTCGTGGCAACTTTGCGCGTTTTGCGCGGCGGTCGCGTTGCTCTTAATAGGATGCACACCCGATCCTCTCCCTTCCTCCCCTTGTATTAGCGGAGATTGTCAAGCTAGAATGGAATTTCCTACTCCTAAGGATGAAAACGGGTATTATCATGTAGATCTTGAGTGGGGTGGTACGTATTATCCGTATTTTAACTTAGATGTATATGCTTCCAAGCTTAGACCCGAATTTGAATATAACGGAATACAGTTAGTTGAAGCTAATTTCGATTCCGACTACACATGGACGTACAATTCTTACGAAGTTAACATAGCACAAAACTCAACTATTAGGTTTACAGATAAAGGTGACCCTAATTTTTTATATTCAAGAAGAACTTTAGGACCATTTCCACCTCAATCAGAAGGTGATACTATTTCCTTAGTTATGGAAGTATGGTGGGAAGGTGATCCTTACCCTTTAAAAACCTTTCGGGAAAAATTTATTGTAAAATAGTTGATCTTTTGAAAAATAATCATTATCTTAATTATATATTAAGAATTATATAATATATAAACTATTAATTATACTATAATATAAGAAGAATATAATTAAATAACAAATAATTAATCTAATATGTCATTGAAAGCGGAGAAAATCCATTCGAATTACGAAAAACATCTTAAAATAATAGATCACTATATAGGTGATCGTAAAGATGCATGTAAAAAGCTTATAGAACATTTAGGCGAAGCCTATATTATGGCTCCTGCTAGCGGTAAGTCTTGGCATCATAATGCCTTTCCAGGTGGATATGTAGATCATGTCAATAGAGTAGTTGAATTTGCTATTAAACAAAAGAAACTATTCGAAGAAATGGGAGGTACTATAGATTTTACAGATGAAGAGTTAGTATTCTCAGCTATCTTTCATGATTTAGGTAAGATTGGTGATGGAGATAAAGAAAATTACGTAATCCAGACCGATGAATGGCGTAAAAATAAGTTATTTGAAAATTATACCTATAATCCAGACTTAGATTTCATGCTTATACCAGATAGATCGTTATTTATCCTTCAGAAATTTGGTATCCCAGTTAGTCAAAACGAGTTTTTAGGTATAAGACTACATGATGGTGTGTTCGATAAAGCTAATGAAGCTTATTTCTTTAGTAATATGCCAACATCCAGGATGAAAACGAACATTGTGTATGTTCTACACTCAGCAGACTTCTTAGCTTCTAAAGTAGAGTTTGATCAATGGAGAAGAGAAGGAGGAAGTCTAGTACCAAAAGAAACTAAACCTAGGTATAACCAGAAAAAACCTATAAAATCCTCTAAAGGATTGAACAACATGTTAAAAAATCTATAAAAATGGAACTTTTTTACATAATTATTTTTATTTTAGTTGCCTTTTCGGGAACTTTAGTGTATATTATTAGAAACCTACTTATAAAGGTAGAAAAGTATGAAGATGTTACACAAGATCAAGTACAGTATCTTCAAAATATTTCGAACATTATAGGTAAGTCTCAAAAACACTTACAAAATCTCGATGAACGAGGGGTCTTTCAGTCAGATGATGAAGTTGGTGAATTTTTTAACCAAATGAAAGCAGTACAGGACGAACTAGACAGATACATGCTCCCTGAAAACTATGGCAAGGAAGAGATCGAAAGCTAATTACTTTACAAAAGAAACAGAAGAATATATAGTTAAATTTAATAACTCAGAAGATCAGGAGTACAGAAGCAAGATCTTTACAGAACACATCTACTTTCCTTTTTATAAACTAGCCGAAAACATTATACATACCTTTAAGTTTTACTACACTGATGTAGATAAAATAGAAGACTTAAAACACGAAATAGTTTCTATACTATACGAAGAAAAGATTATGAAATTTGATCCTACTAATGGAGCAAAGGCATACTCATATTTTGGTACTATAGTTAAAAGATGGTTAATAAACTACAATAATAAAAACTATAAAAAGCTAAAACAGATTGGTTCTTTTAGCGATATACAAGACTCCTACGAAGCAGACTACAATGTAAAGGTATCTACATCTCAAAATTTAAGTCAATTTATAGATATGTGGATTGACGATGTATATTTAAAGTTAGATGAAATGTTTACCAAAATATCAGATAAACAAATAGCTGATGCAGTTTTAACTATATTTAGAACTAGACACGATATAGATATATTTAAAAAGAAAGCACTTTACATTTATATAAGAGAAATGACAGATTGTGAAACACCTGCCTTGACAAGGTGTATAAATGTACTGAAAGAAGATTTTAAAGAAAGATACCAAAAAGCATACGATTTAGGTTTACTTCACAATAATTCTGAATAGTCTATTTATTATAAAAAGACTTATGAGCTTAGAAAAAGAAATATTTAAAGGTAAAACATTATCCGATTTATTTTCTGAAATTTACGACAACTCTAAAGAAACTAAAGTCCAGGTTAAAGGATTAATTGGTGAGTTAAAACCTCTTATAGAAAACGTTGGAGATGCTACTTTATTAGTTCCTATGATAAAAGAATATATGGAGATAGGAGTTAAGAATGATGAACACTTAATAAAACTAGCACAAGTAGTACAAAGACTAGAAGCTTCAATATCTAAAGGCGGTGATGGTGAATTTGATCTCTCTGAATTAGCTGATTTATTAGAAGAGCAAGAAGACGTAAAAGAAGAAGTAAAGCAAATAGAACAAGGAAACACAGAAGAAGAGAAAGAATAAAATGGTATATAGTACTAATCTTTTTACATCTGGTAATACAAAAGTGAGCACTATGGGGTCCAATACCCCTGTTGCTGTAAGAGTAAGAGATATTATACTTGATAGAAACCATCCTGAATTCGACAAATACGATAGAGAAGACGCTATTGGAGTAATAAAGTTTACCTATGTAGATTCAGATAAAGCTTTCGGAAGCACAGAAGAACTACCAGGAGCCTTTCCTCTAGACTCTACTCTTAACAAATATCCCGCTATAAACGAAATAGTGTTTGTACGAACTGCTTTAATAGGAGAACAATCAGACTCTTTTACTAGACTTTACTACTCTAAGAATATAAATTTATACAAAGGCTCTAATCACGATTGCTCTCCTTATGATGAAACCTTAGGATTAGGGTATGATAATTTTGAAGATACAACTATTAGTCCACTGTTACCGTATCCTGGAGATACTATTATTCAAGGTAGATTAGGACAATCATTAAGATTTAGTGGATATAATAGCCCTCATAATCCATTGACTAATGAAAATAATAACACTAGTCCTTTTACTATACTGAGAAATGGTCAATTTGCTCAGAAAAAAGGAACACAGCATGTTATAGAAGATATTAATAATGATATTAGTAGTATATATTTAACATCAAACCATAAATTACCTATATCAGCTTCTCAAACTAATTGGCAAGGTAGTAACGAACTACCATCTATAGATACTTATCAAGGCTCTCAAATAGTTTTAAACTCTGGGAAACTATATTTTAACTCAAAAGAAGAAGATATTATTTTAACAGCTCAAGAAGATTTCGGAGTAAGCTCAAACAGTGCTCATATTTCAGCCAAAGAGTATATAGGTTTTGATGCTGAAAAAATTTATTTAGGTAAAGGAGCTAGAATACTTGATAAAAGAAATAAGGCCGAACCTTTAATAAAAGGAGATAGGTTAGAAGTATTCTTAGATAGTCTCCTATCCGTATTGAATTCAATATTAGCTACTATGCTAGCCAATCCTACTAAAAATACACAAGCACCAGCATTAGCTAAAAAAGCTACTAGTCTTTTGAGAATCGTTAAGTCACTTAAACGAGATATAAGACCTGGAAAAGAAAAATCGTTTTTAAAGTCTAAAAAAACATATACTGAATAATGCCACATCAACATCTTAATTTTAAGGGAGGTAAACTACCAGCTATAGCAGCAAGACTATTAGGAAAAGCTGAAGAGCATGTTGTATCCTATGCTCAAGATCAGGTAGATAATCTATTAGGAGAGTTTGAAGATAAATGCCCTCCACCTCCGGTACTTGAAAGAGTAAGAAAATTATTAGATAATTTAGAAGCATTAAACCTATCTTACAAAGAAAAAGTAGTTCAAGTAGAGAATATGGTAAAAAAATTAGATAAGCCTATTAAAGCAGGTAAAGTAGTAATAGACATACTAACTCACTTACTTGTTGTAAAGAAGCTTGCCTTTGGTACACCACCAGGACCACAAGGAGGTTTACTATTTGCTGATAATACAAGTAAGATAATGAATCAATCAAGAAGATTAGAAAAAGCTGTAGATACTATAGAAAAGCTAGAAGAAGATAAAGAAGCTATAAACGCATTAGTATCTGATTCTAAAACTATATTCGATCCAGTTGAAAGTAAAGTAAGTTTACTTAGACGGCTACTTGAAGCCTGTATAGCTGATCCTAATCTGAACATTGATGATAAAGATTTTGTATTAGGAGATGCTAATAAAAAACAAGATTCTACTGAAGATTATAGATCCAAGAACGGCAGAGTATATACTATAACGGTAGAACAAGTACTAGATGAGTCTGATGTAGCTCCTAAAAGGCGAGCAATAGCAAAAGACTTTAGAGGTATAGTAGTGATGATAGGTCCATCATCATTTGCCAGTGATACAGAAGTACTAAAAAAAGAAATAAAATTTAGAATTGACAATCAACTTCCATAACTTAACTATTTATTAATATGAAAGCTAATGAACTTAGAAAACTTATAAGAGAAGAGGTAAGAGCAGCTGTTAAGGAAGAGTTACAAGACATCCTTAACGAAGCTGTTAAATATGCAAGCAAACCAGAACAACCTATTACTAAAAATACATCAGGTTTAACTGGGTATAAAGAGGTAAAACAAAAAGACCTTGCTAAGACGTGGTCAGTAGGAAAACTGAACACAGGTACAATTCCTTTAGAGGAAATGTTAGAACAAACTAGAGCTACTATGACTAACGAAGAATACAAAAATGTATATACAGGAACAACAGATATGGTTCAAAAACCTAATTTTGCTTCTACTGTAGCATCTAGTATGGGAATGACTGGAGAACAACCAGGTTTAGATATATCGAAATTAGACTTTGTACAAAAAGCAAAATCTGTTTTAGATAAATCGTATGAAAAAGATAGAAATAAAGTTTAATAATGGCAATAGATATACAAAGAATTAGTCCATTAGATTTAGATGAAAGACAAGCAGTAGGTATTAATTTACCTTTTGCTGGTCCTTTCTCTTCAAATTATACCACTAAAGATGCAGTTAGAAATAACCTAATAAATTACTTTTTAACAGCACCTGGAGAAAGAAGACTAAATGGTGAATTTGGAGCTGGACTAAGAGAATTGTTATTTAATAACCTTACTGAAGACTTAATAGAGGAGATAAAAGAAAGAATAACAGAAGATATAAAAGCTTTATTTCCAAGAATAATTTTAAATGAAATTAATATAAGCCCTAGTTATGATACAAACACTATAATATTTCAAACTAAATATGCTATGAAAGATTCAAATATTATAGACCAAATAAATATAGAGCTAGCTAACGATACAAGTAATCAATAAAAGGAAATGGCAAAGCAAACTAGAGATATAAAATACTTAAATAAAAATTTTGACGACTTTAGGAGTCAATTAGTAGAACACGCTAAAAACTATTTCCCGGAAACGTATAGTGATTTTTCACCATCATCTCCTGGAATGTTGTTTATTGAAATGGCATCATATGTTGGAGATGTTTTATCATTTTACCAGGATACTCAACTACAAGAAACTTTCCTGACACACGCTAAAGATCCAAAAAATCTATTTAACCTATCTTATATGATGGGATATAGACCTAAAGTTACTGCTGCCTCTGAAGCTACTGTTGAGATTACACAAATTGTATCTGCTTCAGCTCCTACTTATCTACCTAACTGGAGTGATGCTGCTACTATTAACGCAAACCAAACACTTAAAGCTACTGATAGGAACCAAACTAATTTCTTTTTAGAAGAACCAGTTGACTTTACCTTTAGTAGTTCTTATGATCCTACTGATGTAATTATAGATACATTAGACGGGAATAACCCAGGAACTTATAAACTGACAAAGACTAGAAAAGTATTTTCAGCTGAAGTTATTACTACTACATTTACTGTAGGAGCATCGGAAAAATTTAACACTATCAACGTTAATGATAGTAACATAATAGAAGTATTATCAATAACTGATACAGGGGGAGACACATGGAAAGAAGTTCCATTTTTAGGACAAGATACTTCTTTTGAAGACTCTACTAACTCTAGTGCAGACTCTAATGCTGTTCCTTATCAACTGTCTTTATCAAAAAACCCTAAGAGATTTGTAACTAGGTTTCAAGCAGACGGTAGTCTAAATATACAGTTTGGAGCAGGAACTAACGATAGTGACGACAGCGTTATATTACCAGATCCTAAACTAGTAGGAAATGCTACAGCACAAGGAGTAAGAAGATTAGATAATTCCTACGATCCATCAAATTTCTTGTATAGTAAAGCATATGGAGTTGCTCCTAGCAATACAACACTTACTGTAAAATACTTAAAAGGGGGAGGAATAGGAGCTAATGTACCTGCAAGTACTATTACCGATAAAACTCAAGTAACAGGTACTAATTTAACTAATGTTTCTTTTACTAATCCGTTACCAGCAGCTGGTGGTAGAAATGGTGATACAGTAGAAGAATTGAGAGAAAATGCATTAAGATCATTTAACGAACAAGGTAGATTAGTTACATTGCAAGATTATGTAGTTAGAAGCTTAAGCTTACCTAGTAAATTTGGAAGTATATCTAAAGTATTTGCAACACAAGATAGTCAAACTAATTCTGCTAACACTGATGCAATAGTTGATAATAACCCATTAGCTATAACACTTTATGTACTAGCATATGATGTAGAAAATAAATTAACTACAGCTACTTCTACGTTAAAAAATAACTTAAAAGAATATTTAAGCTACTATAAAATGGTATCAGATAGCGTAAATATTAGAGATGCTTTTATTGTAAATATAGGTGTAGAATATGAGATAGTAGTTAGACCGGGTTATTCTGGTAGAGACGTATTATTAGAATGTAACCTTGCTTTACAAGATTATTTTAAAATTGAAAAAAGAAGCATTAATCAACCTATAAACTTATCTACTTTATTTAGCTTATTAGATAAAGTTAAAGGAGTACAGACAGTACAAAAGGTAAAAATAAATAATAAACAAGGAGGAAATTATGCTGAATATGCATACGACGTAGAAGGTGCTACTAGAGACAATATAGTGTATCCTTCATATGATCCGTGTATTTTTGAAGTAAAATTCCCTAACACAGATATTGTAGGAAGAGTAATAAAATTATAAGATGGCAGTATATAAATTATTTCCAAGCGCAGACACTTTTATATTTACTGAAGCAGTTAGTGCTAACGCTGGTTTAGATGAATTAATAGAAATAGGAGGTTACGAAATACAAGGATACGGACAGACAACCAGAGGTATTGTTCAGTTTAATAATAATGAAATACAAAACGTTGTTAATAATAAGATAACATCAGCTAGCTTTCCTTATTCTGCTAGTTTAGAGCTCAAACTATGTACAGCGTATGAAACTCCTAAATCACACTCTGTGTTTGTATACCCTATATCAGGAGCTTGGTCTGCAGGTATTGGTAAATATGCCGATACTCTAGGTAGAACACTAACTACTGGATCGGTAGACCAATCAGGAGTGTCTTGGAGATACAGACAACCAGAAAAACAAGAACCATGGTCACTTTCGAGCTTTACCGCCGAAGTTACAGCGTCATACAACAGTACTTACCCAGGAGGAGGTAACTGGTATACTAGCTCTTTCGGTATAGATTTAGAAGCGACTCAAAGCTTCAACACTAGCGATAACCTAGACCTAAACGTTAATGTTACTCCTGCAGTTAAGCTACACTACTCAGGCACTTTACCTAATTATGGATTTATAATAAAGCTCCAAGACTCAGAAGAATTTGCTATGTCTTCGTCATTAAGACATAAGTACTACAGTAATGACACTAATACTATCTATCCACCATCGTTAACATTTAAATGGGATGATAGCTCATATGAAACAGGAAGTTTAAGTTTGTTAACATCGTCTAAGGCTATAGTAAACATTACTAATAATAGAGGAGAATACCAAGATATAGGAAAAGTAAGATTTAGATTATTAGCTAGACCTAGTAACCCTGTAAGAGTTTATACTACCGGGTCAATATATAAAACTAATTATGCATTACCTTCTGCATCTTATTATGCAATACAAGATAATTATACTGAAGAATTAGAAATACCTTTCGATTCTGGTTCTACTAAAATAAGCTGTGACGCAACAGGTCCATTTTTTGACGTGTATATGCACGGACTACAGCCTGAGAGGTTCTATAAAATTTTAATAAAAAGCGAATTAGATGGAACTACTACAGTATTTGATAGTGATAATATTTTTAAAGTAGTAAGAAATGGCTGATAAAATTAAAGTAAGTAAAAAAGTTTATAGTAAAGAAGATTTTAACAAGTCTGTTGATACTTCTTTCAAAACGTTTGTTGATGAACCAGAAGAAGAAGCTACCGATACTGTAGATGAATTATTTAGATTATACGATAAACTATACTACGAGATACCTTTGAAAGGTGAAAATAATTCACATGAATACCTTTTACAGAAAAGCAGCGAGTTAGTAGATTTTGATAAGAGTACTGAAGAAATTCAACCTCTATTAGATGAAATAAGCGAGCTTAGAGAAAGATTATTAGAAGCTCAAGAAGATGCAGTAAATGCAGAAGAAACTATAAGTGATTTAGAAGCAAATGCCACAAACTAGGTACAACATACAAAGGATAGATCCACAAACATATGATGCTTTTAGACAAAGCGATGTGTCTGTAGTTGAAACTTTCGACATAAACTCTACCTTTAAACCATTCGAACATAAAGTAGAAGTTAACGTATTTACTTTAGATAACATCTTGTTAGCTTCTGTACCTAACTATACTGAGTATAAATTAACAGAAGATGCTCAAACTGATAATGACGGTACAGTTGATTTAATAAATATTGACCCTATCAACGATGTAAATATTCTAGGGTTTAGTGGTCAAGACGTTAGACTTACGTATAACTTTGTAGATGATCTATACAGCGATTCAAAAGTTCCTACTGAGTTCTTTATTGAAGAAATATCAGGAGATAGAACAGAAATAAGATTACTTACTACTAGACTAAAAAACGAAGACGTAGAAAGATATACAAACGAGCTTTTAGAAGATATTAAAGCTACTTCTTATTTAAATGACTTCAGATTAAACTTTAATGAAAATAAACTTGTAGTAGCTGTTAATGTAGCAACACAAGAATATAGAGATATAACCTCAGTAGTAGTAAAACTAGCTAATCCACTACCTGAAGAATTCGGTATAAAGAGTTTGTGTAGAGCACAAAAACTAGTATCTGATTCTATAGCATATAATGTCTTTTCAGAATATATTCCTGATGAAATAACAGTACCTTATCTAAGGGGAGCTAATTTTAATATAGATACTGAAGAAGATGCAGTAGTTACAACTGATTTTTTAAATTATAATCAACTATTTGATTTTCCTGTATCTAATACTTATAGAGAGTTAAACTCATTATTTGCTGAAAAATCTATACCTTTGAGTATAGAGTATACTGATTTTAATAACTTTATACATTTTAGTTCGGCATATGAAAGAATAAAAAACTTTCAATATAAGCTTAATTTAATAACATCTTATCAAACATCCTATTCAGCATCCTTCAATGCAAGTAATAACAGCTATGCCTTTTCAGGAAGTGCAGATCATTGGAAAAGTAAAATAAATACTATCTTAAATAATTTTGACCATTATGATAGATTTCTATATTATGATAGTAGTTCTTATTCTTGGCCTAAACAAAATAATACTAAACCTTATATTGTAGCAACAGGGTCAGCTACAGCATCAGTTAATGATTTATTATTATCAGCTAGTAATTATGATGCTAGTAATTATTCTATATTAACCGATACTATACCTGAATTTTTAAGAGAAGATCCAGATAATGCTCCATACAACTTATTTACAGATATGGTTGGTCAGCATTTCGATAACATATGGGTATATACTAAAGCACTATCAGACAAGTACGACGGAGATAATAGACTCACTAAAGGTGCAGCAGCAGGGCTTATAGAGCCTTTACTTAAGAACTTTGGAGTTAAACTATACAACTCAAACAGATCTATAGAAGATCTATTTAAGAATTTTACAGGACAGTTTTACGATTCAGGCAGTGAAAGTTTAAAGTCTACAATGACCATTACTACAGCCTCTAATTCACCGGTATCAGAAGAAACTTATAGAAATGAAATAAATAAACGTTTATATCATAACTTACCTTTACTTATAAAATCTAAAGGTACTCATAGAGGTATTAGAGCCTTACTTAATAGTTTTGGTATACCAGGACTGTTTACAAGCGGTAGTCATACAGGACTACATATAAGAAGTTTTGGTGGAGGTAATAAATTAGATACGGTTAATTTTGGTTCTAGAACTTACACTAGTGGTTCAGATAATAAAGTAAGATTAGACGATACCGGTAGTATCATTCCTGGTAGCTCTCTTTCAGTATATTCTTCTATAGTAAAAAGAGATAAAAAATATTCGGACGATCTTCACGGGGTAGATATAGGATACTCTCCTAATGATCATCTTAATCAAAAAGTTTATGATTTTTATTCTGCATCAGGTTTTAATATAGATAACTATATTGGTGATCCAAGAGAAAGATACGATATAACCTATGCTAGCTTATTTGCTACATCAAGTAAAGTTGTAGGAGATTTAATGACAGGTAGTACATTTGTTCAAAGTGCTGACTATTTAAAGTCTGGTAGTCATGTTTACGACGACTTAATTAGAAATGTTAAGTTTTTTGATAATGTAATATTTAAAACAGTAAAAGATTTTTTACCTGCTAGATCAACAGTAAGTACGGGTATAATAATTAAACCTCATGTACTAGAAAGAAATAAAATAAAACAAATACAGGTATCAGGTAGTCAACAAAAAACAGTATCAACTGTAGATAATCAAGGAGACTTACTTATAACCGGTTCTATAGATATATTAGAGTTAACTGGAAGCTCTGGGGGTGCTTTTGGTACATTAAATACGTTAGAGCTTGCTAATCCATTAACAGCATCATATACTGCAAGTGTAATGACCCCTGATGGATTGCAACCTAAGTTTTACCATAACCATGAAGAAGCTAGGTATGATGGTGAATTAAGTGGTAGTAATCTTAAACCTAATTACTACCCTGGTGAATTAAATAGAGATAATAACTTTAAAAAAGAAAACCCAGACACCTTACAGTATAAAATAGAATTATATAAACAAGGTATAGACGTTACACCAACACCAACACCGTCAGTGACTGTAACAATAACACCAACACCAACAATAACTGTGACTCCTACTATAACACCAACCACTACACCATCACCATCTGTTGATTGTTCAGAATCAGACGTTTGGGTTGCTAATGTCTATGTTGCAAGTTGTTC